GTGTCCCGAACATATTCGTCGAACTCACTGCGCTCCACTTTTAACTGGCGTGCTTCTTCATGTATGGCACCTCCTTGTCCCAGAATGCTGGCTGCCTTGCCTGCGTCGATCACAACTTCTTTGCCATTGCGCATGAACTTGAACTTGGCGTTCGGGTTCGTTTCTGCAAATTCAATAAAGTCTATGAGTTCTTCGCTGGCTGAGTCCGGGGCGCTTACAGCATCTTGCTGGGCGGTTCCATCATCATTGACTGCGTCTGAATCCTGATAACCATCGGTTTCATCTTCCAGTGCTTGCGGCACTGCAGGGCTTGTGGTCTCTGCCTGAGCATCCACTGTTCCTGTTGAGTTCTCGTCGGTAGCAGGCACTTGGTTACGCATTGCGGCCATTTTGCTTGCTATTGAATCCAGACTGGGAACTGCTGGTGTGTCATTGGCCGTGCTAGTTGCATTAGGCGTGATCATTGTCATTGTTGTTTCCTAAATTGTTAAGGGCCCGAAGGTTACCTTTTGTAATGTTATTTAGTGATTGAGAAAGAATTTACTCAGATTGTTGCTCACTTGCAACGATTTTGTTCTTGTGATAGATGGCTCGTTTGAGGCTGGTCACAAAGCCATCAATGCCACTCAAGTTGTTGGCCAGGGCAATGCGTGTGGCATTGTCTTCGGGACTGTGTCCTGTAAGATTGGCCAGGGCATCTGTGATTTCAAACTTGTAGTGGTGTATGTACATGGCCAAATCACGGTTCTTCAACAGGGCTTCTGCTGAACTACCGTAGGTTTTCACAGCGTCTCGCTGGCCTGCTGTGAGTTTTTTAAGATTGCTGGTGTCTACTGTTTGTCTTGTGTTGTATGCTTCTATTGCTTCTTCTGTGATCACGACTGTTCCTTGCTAGTGTTAGTGTCCATAGTCCTGCGGTTTGCCTGCTGCCATGCTCATGTAGTTAAGCTGGCTGTCAGCGTCTGTGCCTTCAATTTCAGCAGCAATCTGTGCTGTTTTGGCAGTGTTGAGTTCAGCAACACTCAGCTTCTGCTTGTCGTCCGGGCTTGGTTCTTTGGTCTTGGCTGCTTGTTGTCCCTGTTCAATCATGGCACGCACTTCGTCGTCGCTTGGCAGGTAACTGTCGCTTTCTTTCACGCCCAGCACATACAGGGTTTCAGCAAAGGGCTTCTTGACCTTGGCATAAACTTCTGGTGTGAGTGTGCCTGACGCTGCCATACTGGCCACTGTGGCATACAGGTCCTGCTGACACTTCTGTATGATCTGTAATCGGCCCAGAGCGTTCTCCTGACTCAGCATGCCCAGAGCCAGTTCAATCTGGATGTGCTTGCGATCACAGAAATTCATGTCATCCCAGGCCAGGTAGTCCAGATATTCTGGCCGTTTGTCTGGGTGATACTTGGCTGCCAGCTTCTTGACACCGTAGTCATCACCGTATTGAATAAGAGTTCGCCATACCAACCAGATGGCTTCTTTGAGTCCGTCGGCTGCGTTGCGCACTGTGTTGTCTTGTATAATCTGATTGGGTGTCAGAGCCATTTGCAGCTTGACACCCGAATTGCCTGGTGCCATAACTTCAGGATTGAACACATCAGAGGGTGTGGTCATACCAACCATGGCCATGGTGTCTTGTTGAATACGGTTCATGGCCACTTCCAGGAACTGTAAGTTGCCCGAAGGTGGAGGCATTTGGTAGATGTCTTTGGCAGGATCAAACTTTGAGTCCAGGATAAAGATAGCACTTTCGCCATCCTGCATCATTTCAAAGTCCACACGGTCTGGTTTGACACCAATACGCGGTGTTGCTGTGAGCAAGCCCAGTTGTATTTCAGCTCGTGCTGCACTAGTGTTGTATTCCTGCATGGGAATTACTGATTCACCAATGCTCATGCCATAGAAGTTGCCAGGTAATGGCTTGGGGCACATGTTGGCCACAGGGATAAACTCCACTTCTCTGGCACTTATGATGTATGAGCCAGAATAAATCAGTTCAACCAGCTCCAGTTCGCCGTCGCCGTCAATGTCAAACTTGTTCCACACTGTGACAATTGATACTTGGCGGCTGTCTGGATCTGCTGATGCTGCTGAATCCACAGGGATACCCATGATAGGCACACTATCTCTAGCATGGATGGCCAAGTTGTTCAGCACTGATCCTGCTTGATAAGCACCATTCATGTTGTATTCGGCAAAGCGTTCAAACTGATGCAGGTCAATGCCTGGATACAGCTCCACAGCTTCCTGAATGGTCATGGGATCGTAGTAGCCACAGAATGGCATGTCACGCATTTGTGGCACAGTGGGATCACAGATCCAGAAGTGCTGTGCAATAGGATGAAACTTGATGTTGAGCGTGTAGCCTGTGAGCTTGTATTTGGCTGTGTATATGGTGTTTCTGGCAATGGCTTCGTCCAGGATGTCTTTCTGATCTTCCACTTGTTCTGCTGCCATGTCTTCGGGTGTGCTGGTCTCCAGATCTATCATGCTGGATATGGTCTGGTCCACACGGTCCTGTGCCACTTGTTCATAGTTCTCACCCATCAGCTGCTGCACTTCAGCAAAGACCTTTTCCATTTCAACACCGGTCTTGCGGCGTGTTTGGCGTGTGGCAGTGAGTCCGGAATCCTGTGCCTGTTGTTCAAAGGCTCGCAACTGATCCAGGGTGCCTGCCGTTTCTACATAGCGTGTGATGGGTTCACGCACTGGCATGATCATCATCATGCCATTTTTGTGCATGTTTGCATCCATGGCCCAGCGTTCTAGGATAAAGTGTGGGTCATTCATTTCGTTGATCACATGCGATACCATGCCTGTGGCCTGTCTAGCAGCGGCTTCATCGTCCTCACCGTCGGCCACAAACTCAAAGTTCACTTCACCATTGGGAGCCAGGCCCTTGGCAATCACTGCTGTGGCATAGTCCACTGCGGGTTTGACACTGGGGTGAATATAATCTATGCCGTTTACTGGTGCTGTGGATTCTGTCACTGCCAGGCACAGATAGTGATAGTCAGTGGCACGGTTCACAGCATTCTTGGTGCCCAGGTAACGCAGATAGCTGGCCATTTTCACATCCATCAGGTTCTTCATGCGAACAAAGCGGCTGTTGATGGCCTTGTTGGTGTTGATGTCAGAGACTGGGATATTTTTTATATCGAGCATTTGGGCTTGTTCCTATTAGATATGTTATTTAGCGGATTGGGTTATTCCGTGCTAAACAGCTGGTGGAATTGGGTGGGGTTGCAGGCCGCCGCCCAGGCCTCAATGCGTGTGTTTGCTATGTCAACATACTTGGAATCTAGTTCGCAGCCAATATAAGGATGACCCAGTTCCACTGCCGCACAGCCTGTTGATCCAGATCCATTGAATGGATCCAGCACTGTGCCACCAGGGGGAGTGATGAGTTTGATCAAATACTTCATGAGTTCAATGGGCTTTACGGTTGGGTGATTGTTGCCTTTGTATTGCCCTGCATCATCTATTTTCTTTTTGAGTCTTGCGGCATCACCACCAATGCTTGGATCCCATAATGGATGTTTTTTAACATCATCAGGATGGGTGCTACCTATCTGCGGAATATTGGCTGTGTCAAACCCCACATGTCTTTCCTTGCGGCTGACCTTGGGACAGTAGAAATACTTTTGGTAGTCTGCAATCTCACCTATAACATTGCTGGGAAAACGGCCTATCTGACTGGGCTCCCAATTACCTCTATCTTCGTGTTCATCCTTGCCTAACACTTCACTATTGGCTTGATCTAATACAACCCGTGCTGGCACCCGCATTGACTGTAGTTTTTCTAAATCTGACTTGCCTTGTTGCTTTCGCACTTCCGCAATGTCTTGATCCTGGAACACCGGTCCTGCCACATTGTGTTTGGACCATTTGGCACGCCAGGCAGCATCTGCTTCTGCTTCTGCTGGATCATCATAAGGCACACGAGTAGCATCAATGTTGAGGGCACCCACACCCCACTGCTGGCAGTTTTTGGCTATGCTGCCTTTCATAGGCTTGCGGGCCAGGGCAATGGGTTCGTGCGCTGGCTTGAGTTGTGTGCCCCAACCTGACCACTCATTGTCAGCGGGCCTATTGCTTTCAGCAAAAGGGCAATCTTCTTTTTTACACACTTTGTTGACTTTGCCATCAATGGCATAGTTGCATACATTGCAATAACTTTTACAACCTTGACTGTATTCTGGACGAATATCTGTAATGTCTTTTTTCTTTTTACTTCGTTTGCCTTCAGTTCGTTCAATTGACTTGCCAATGTCCTGTGATTTAGGAAAGCCAGAACTGTAGATCCACATGATCTGATCACGGATCTCAAATCCTGCTTGTTCTAGCGTGATAGCAAGATGATGGTAAGTTCGTGCGGCACTGAACGCAACAATGTGTCCACCTGGCTTGAGCACACGCAAGCACTCTTGATATGTTTCTAACGCACCTGTGTTGGCGTCCCAGTCTTTGCCCAGGAAGTCTATACCGTAAGGTGGGTCTGTGACTATGGCGTCTATGCTGTTGTCCGGGATAGTTTTTAGGGTGTCTCGGTTGTCGCCCTGTAGGATCTGATAGTTCATGTTAGTGTTTTGTTGGTTGTTGAGGTTCAAGTGACCAGTCAAGATAGCACAGCTGGCACACAATAGGTTCGTCTGGATCCTGCAGTTCATACACTTCGTTGTCTGAGTTCAACAGGCTCATGAGTCTGGTAAACAGCTGGGTGCATGGTCTACACAAGGCTGTGGCGCCATCCGCAGCACTCACAAGATGTGTGGCAGGCTCAAGATTGGGCTGCATTGGGCACAGGGATACCTGCTGCTCTGGGCAGCATGTCAGCAAGAAACGCACCACGGTTGTGACTGCGTGTGCCGTGATAGTGTATGATTCTGGCTTGTCCCAAGGGCAGGTTGTTGAATTGTGCATGTTCAGCCAGTTCGGGCAGAGTTATACCTGACTCAGCTTGCCAGTTGAGTTCGGGATGGTGTGCATCTTCCCAGCTGAGTCCTTGTGACCAAAACATGTGATTGAACATCAGCTGTTCATGATCATAGATACTGTTGTCCCAGGCCTCAAATTCGCGATCGCCCGTGGCCCATACTTCTGGACTCATGTGTGCAGGATAGTATCGCACAGCACAATTGAAGTAGTTGGGAAACTCACTGTGTCGGGGTGGTGTGGTCCAGTTGAACAAGCGGAATTCTGGCCAGCGTCCAAATATCTCCACAGGCTTGACCATCACTGTGTCACTATCCACAAACAAGATGTTGCAGGGTTCACTATGCCACAAGTCACGGATCTGTGTGTAGTTGTTCTTGAACATGGCCAGTCTAGTGGGCTGTTCTGCATCTATCACAATGCCAGTCCAGGAACCACGCAGGTTCTGTTGCACACTGGCTAGACTGGCTTGAAACATGGCATCATAGCTTTCACGCACTCCAGGTGCGCCTGCTGGTTCAATACCATGATCTCCCAGCACTTCAGTTACTGAACAATTGGTCCATACCACATAGTTTTTCATTTGGGTTCCATCCATATCCATTCGCCTGCCTGGGGTCTACATTCGTTGATCAAGATCCATTTTTCTAGATCCCAGTATTGGTCCAGCACCCGGTGATGGCCTGGATTTCGGCCACCGCTGCGTATCACACGGCACCGGTGTGTCTCAGCAAATCGATCCTGTAGCAACTGTGTGATACCAGGCACAAAGCATTCATGCGATTCCACCAG